TATAAAATAATAATTATTTAAATATATTAATAACCATAATGTTTAATTACCCATAGTTTAGATTGATAAGTTTTAATTATCACAGAGGGCGTGATGTTAATATTTAATTATCATCCTTCTAAATCTTAATAACCCATATTAATAATATTAATTAATATATATATATATATAAATATATCTAATTAAAATAATTAAACTATTTAAATATTAAAATAAGCATAATCAAATAATCATATTGGCATAGATATTGCTTTTAACGATTGATTAAAATTTAATCACTTTCCAGAGCTTTAAAATAAATATGATTTAACACTTGATAATAATCTAATAATCATTTAATCTTATTTTAATCATTATTAATTAATGATTATTTTCTAACAATAAAAGGGTATCAATCATGAATAACATTTATATTGAAAACGGTTATCAATCCAGAAAAGAATATTTAATATCTTTAAGTGATGATTTTGGCATTGATAAATCAATCGTATTTTCTATTGCTTCAATGCTTGGATCAGAAGAAGATTTTGATGGATTGGTTTCAATGCTTGAAGATTATGAATACTTAGGTGGATTTTAATCATGGAAAAATTAAACAATAAAGAAAAACAAGAGCTCATAAAAAATGAATGTAAAAGAATTTACGAAAATAATTCTATGAGCTTCGAAGATCAAGAAGAGCTTGCTTATTTAGTGAGCTCTTTTATCAAATATGAATTGAATGATTATCTACCAAAAAAGGATCAATAACATGGATATAAATTCACTCTTAGAAAAGCTGGATCAATATTCAATCCAGCAAATAAAAGATATTCAATTCAAATTTGAAAACAATATCTATTTTACTTATGAATCTAAACCAGAATTTCATGATGCTGTTTTAAAAGCTTGTGAGCTTCAATTAAATAAAAGGATGCACTGATTATGAAATTATTTAAAAATATCATCCTTTTTTTATGGTGTTTATTTTGTTTTTATATGTTTTTAATCGTTGTTTTATCTAATTAAAAGGGGCTTAAAATGAATGATAATCCTTCAGTTTACGTTGGCACTTATGCTAAATACAATTCAGGCAGTATCGATGGCGCTTGGATTGATCTATCAAATTTTAATAGCTACGATGATTTCATTGATCATTGCAATGAGCTTCATAAAGATGAATCCGATCCTGAGCTTATGTTTCAGGATTTTGAAAACTTCCCAAAATCGTATTATTCAGAATCAGGTTTAAATCCTGATTTATGGGATCAATACATCAATTTGGCGGATCATGAGCGGGAATTATTGGAAGCTTATCATGATGCTGGATTTGAAGGTGGTATTCAAGAAGCGGAAGATGCCTTCATTGGATGCTATAAAGATGATGAAGATTTTGCTTGGAATATGCTGGAAAATACTGGAGATTTAAACTCGATTCCAGAACATTTACAAGGTTATTTTGATGTAGAAAAATATGCACGGGATTTGATGTTTGATCATTCCAGCGCAGGTGGTTATTATTTTACCAATTATTAGTTTAATCTTTAAGCCCGTTATTTTAGCGGGCTTAAGGGCTTAAATTAAGCCAATTCTAACAATTAAAAGGGTATATATTATGAAATTTCAAATTGATTTTAATATCTTAAAAGCTTTGAATGTTTTAACAGCAAAAAAAGACGTGCGGTATTATCTTAATGGTGTTTACGTTGAAATAAATCAGAACGGCGCCTATTTTGTCGCAACCGATGGACATAAAATGGGTATTTATCATAACAATGAGATCAGATCAGATGGACTGATCGAGCACGTTATTCCAAGCACTTTAATTGATCAAGCTTCTAAAGTGATCAAGGGTATCAGTTTAATTGATTTAGATTTAAGCCCGATGATCGAGATTAATTATCTACATAATACTTTTAAAGCCCCTGCGATTGATGGGAAATATCCCGATTTCCGCAAGGTTATTCCAGAATCATTAAATAATGAGATCGCACAATTCGATCCCGATTTTTTAATGCAGTTTAAAAAATGCGCTTGTATTTTAAACAACGTTAAAAATTGCGATATTGCTATCGGTCATAACGGGCATAGCGGAAGTGTGATCGATATTCAAAACACCAATTTTTTAGGTGTGATCATGCCATATAGATCGAAGGCAGATTTCAATGCTTATAAAAAGCCCCTATGGATAGATTATAAGCCAGAAGCACCGATTGAAGAGCCCTTAAGAGCAGTCGCATAATGCTAACTTATAGCCCGTTAAGAGATTAGCGGGTTATAGGATTATCATTATTTGATAATCATTTTCTAACTATAAAAGGGAGTATTTACCATGAAATTTATATTTCATTCTGATTCTGGACATGGATGGACTGAAGTGGACATTGATTTACTTCATAAACTCAATATTCAAGACAAAATAACCACTTATTCTTATCTCAGGGGCAATAAAGCCTATTTGGAAGAAGATTGTGATACTGGAACGCTTATTCAAGCGCTTAAATCGATCAACGAACCCTTTGAGATCGAAGTTGATCTTTATAAAGATTACTCGCCTATAAGAGATTATAAGCGTTATACACTTTCTAACATGGGAGCTTAATTATGAATACTTATGAAGTGATTATTCCAAAATTGGTGCGATTTTCTGAAAATGAAATTTACATCGTTAAAGCAAAAAATAAAAAAGAAGCATGGTTAAAAGTTGAAAACGGAACCCATGAATCTTATCCAGAATATGAAGATTTAGGGGATTATGAAACCATTGATTCTTTTGAACCGATTATTAAAAAATTAGGAGCTTAATCATGATTAATTTCATTGACAATGTGAGGCTTGACGTTATAGCAACCTATAACAAACACGAGCAAGAGTGGTTTCAATGTGGCATAACAGATAAGGCGCTTGAAAGTGAGAGCGCCCTTATTGACTATATCAAAGAGCAGTTATCACACAACGAGGATTTAGCAAAACTATCGTTGTGCTGGTACGCTGAAGATGATGTTATTGACGAGTATCAGACTATCCAAGAGAGCATTGAAAAAAATGCTAAATACTATTTTAACGAAGGGAGTGTTTAAACATGACTAACGCAGATTTGGTGTGGGAAAAAATTACATACAAAGATTATATTGAGGACAACGACATATTTGATTTGGCAGACGCTGTTTATTGGCGTGTGATCGATCATCTAGGTATCGAGGATAAGTGCGTAGAGGATAATCCAGATGATGACGGAACGCAAAACACAGAGTTTGGCAAAGAACTTTATTTTTTAATTGAGGAAACTATTATAGGAGAGGCTAAAAAATGACTAAATTTCATGGGAGTGAGCGCGCCATAGTTGTGTGGCGTGCAGAAGATGTGCAATCTATTAACGGAGCGTGGTCTTTAGAAAAGTGTGAGGAATGGTTGCAGGATAACGAAGAGAACATAAAAGACCGATTAACCGAGCTGGGTTGGGAAGTTATAGACACTATGCTGATGATGGAAAGGGACAATGATGACTAAACTATATTCAGTGGCATTACATTACCAAGTATGGATTGATGTAGAGGCTAAAGATGAGACAGAGGCAGAATATTACGCGCGAAACGCTAATTTTACCCTAGATTTAAAAGAGGGGGAACGTAATAACCCAAATATTACGATTGTAAGCGTGGAGTATAATGATCTGGAACCATTGATATACGAATACCCTGATTAACAACGTAGGAGACCCTTATGTCTTTAATGGGCGCATATTGTTTAGGACTTGTCATAGCAGGAGAAGCTGGTGGAGATTTAACACCGATTGAGACAAAGATTGCAGTTGGTATGGTTTATTACAGGAGAGCAGCGTTTAAACATGATCGCTTGTGTGAGGTCATTAACAAAAAATGGTCAAGCGAATATATAACCCGTTTAAACAGAGGCGAATATTCTTATCCAGATAGTAGAACCATTTTAAAAAATATGGTGATTGCTCAAAAAATAATCAACATGGACATAAAAAAAGATTACTCGCGTGGGGCTACCCATTTTCATGACACTACGATTAAAAATCCGTGGGGTTTTAAAAAGGTAGGTCAGCTAAAAGCATATCCGAATGATCTTATTTTTTATTAGGAGACCAAAATGCAACATATAGACCGAGAATTGCTTATTATTTGTGCAATTATGCTTATTTTGATGATTTACACAAAAGTCATCAACATAGAGATTGTTATATAGCTCTTAAACACACAAAAACATATCTACAACACATTTTTAGTTTCTAGGTATATCTTTGCTTGTGTTTATATGCAAAAGTGTTTTACAGGGTCATTGTGTAGGTGATTTTTGAATGTGCTTAATTTTTAATCACTCTATTATAATATTATATAAGAGATATATAAAATATATGTATTAAAACCATTTTAATAATGAATATAAACATAGTTTATATTCATAGTTATTAATACTCTAATATTATAAGCGATAAGAAGTTATCCACAGGTTATCCACAGACTTATCCACAGGGGATAGTTTGTAAAAAGAATTAAAAATAGTGCTTGACAAGGTAAACATAATCATTTAACTTGATAACACACTAACTTTCTAACTAGGGGACATTATGATTAGTCGTAAGATCAGAATATGTGTAGATTGCATACACTTCGAACAATCTAAAGATATGGGATCACTTTGCACAAGAATACCTATCATCGATTTAATATCTGGAAATAAAACTTATAACTCTGCCGTATCACAAAGACATGGTGGAAATTGTGGGACTGCTGGACAATACTTTGAACCCATAGCAAGTAAAGTAAGAGACTACCAATGGGATCAAACTTTGGACAACAATCCATTTTAACTTTAAGGGGAATAACATGAAAAAAATAGCAATCATTACAGGCATCGTTTTATCACTTATCGCATTGAGAGCTTATGCGTGCTACACACAAACTTATATCGTAGATGGTCGAATCATTAACTGCACAACTTGCGGCAATGTGACTAACTGCTTTTAAGCTGTTTAAACACACTAACTAGGGGATAACAATGGAAATTGTATTAAATGAATTGAGGGTTCAAATAGAATCCTTACGACTAGACGACATGAAGCTTGATGTCAAAATCAATAAGCTTGATGATCGTATCAAAAGACTAGAACAAGTCATGAATAATTTAGCAATTCTATTATCGGAGGTGCAACATGGCAAACGATAGAGATGATTTTGCCCCAGAGATAAGAAATAGTGCTTGGTGGGCATCTGACACCCGTATGGTCATGAATGGCAAAGCTGTTGAGGTCATCATGCAAAAACAAGGCAAAATTGATCCCCCTGATTTGTCTCAAATAGAGGCTGTTCAGATGGGTCATGTCATGCAACCCATTATTGGTAGGTTAGCACAAGACAGACTAAACATGGAGTTAAAAGATGCAGATTACCCTCTCACACATCCAGATCATAGTTGGCTACGTTCCCATTTCGATTTTATTTCTGCTGATGGTCGAGTATTGGTCGAAGCAAAGAATTACAACATTAATGCAAGGAATAAGTTTGATGCAGATAGCAATAGGATTCCTCCTGCTGACTATGCTCAAATTCTACATGAAGCAACCGTTCATCGAGTTGATCGTGTCATTCTGGCTGTCTTATTTGGTGGTCAAGAGTTTCAGACGTTTGACTTTACGTTCACGCAAGAAGAAAAAGACAACCTCATAAAAGATATGGCGGTGTATTGGGGTCATGTCAAAGCTGACACACTTCCAGCACCTGAAACACTCGAAGCAACAAAGCTAATCTACCCACAAGACAATGGTCAGTCTATGGTGGCATCACAAGCTCTTGAAACAGCTATTCAACAACTTAAACAAATAAAAGGACAAATTAAAGTCTATGAGGAACAATCTGATATTCTTGAAACCGCTATTCGTGGGGCTATGCAAAATTACGGTGACATTGTTAGCGTTAGTGGTGAAACTTTAGTCACATGGCGCTCTGCCAAAGTATCAAAGCGTTTTAGCTCTGATCTGTTTAAACAGTCTATGCCAGAGGTTTATGAGCAATTTGTAGTAGAAATGCCGGGGTCAAGGCGGTTCCTTGTCAAATAATCTAACTTTTAGGGGATAAAAAATGGATTCACAAACAACAGAAATTTTGTCACACTTAAAGCAACATAAAACAATTACAGCCATTGAAGCACTTAAGCTTTATGGATGTTTTAGGTTAGCAGCTCGTATTTATGATTTGGCTCAAGCAGGAAATGAGATCGATTGCAAAATCGTGAAAATTTCTGGTAGGGGGGGAGCCAAACGAATTGCTGAATATTCTTTAAGAAAGGCAGCGAATTAAAATGAAAGAATTTGTAGAAAAAGCTAGACAACTGTATCCAGAATCTGTGCGTATGCAATTAGATTGGATACTACAAAAGGAAGAAATTAAGGTAAGAAATATGCAACCTTATATTAATCCGCAAACTTGGAGCAACATTAAAAAGATTTCTAACCACAGGGGAGTAAAAATAAAATGAATCACATCATTCCGTTTGAAGAAATGAGAGGCATGGCAGATGCCATAGCCAAATCAAAGCTGTTCGGTATGCAAACACCTGAACAAGTCCTAGCACTCATGGCAATCGCGCAAGCTGAGGGGCTGCATCCTGCCATGGCTGCACGGGACTACCATATTATCCAAGGCAGACCAGCATTAAAAGCTGATGCCATGCTCGCTAGATTTCAAAGCGCTGGGGGTAAGGTGGAATGGAAAGATTATACTGATGAGAAAGTCACTGGTATATTCTCCCATCCCAATGGTGGATCGATTGAACTTACATGGACAATCGAACAAGCCAAGCGTATTGGTTTAGCTGGCAAGGATAATTGGGCTAAGTATCCTAGAGCTATGTTAAGAGCTAGGGTAGTCAGTGAGGGTATTCGAACTGTATTTCCAGGCTGTGTAGTTGGCACCTACACGCCTGAAGAGATACAAGACTTCGATAGCAAACCACAAGAGGTAGATGTCACTCCCACGGTTCAAGCCTTACAAAAAAAGCAAGTGAACTTTGATGATATGGAAGATGATAAACCTTTCAATGAACTATCTATTCCTATCTTTATTCCAGGAAGCGATGAGCCTTATGCTCAGTATGCTACCAACAAGGAATGGATCACAGCCTATACAGATTTGTATAAAAAGATATGGACTAGCACTAAGTATTCAGTAGAGGATAAGGGACACAAGCTTGATGATTTAAGAGATGCTAACATCGATTTAATCCACAAGTTGTCAGCACTAGAACAAATTGAAATTACAAAAATAACTACATTAATTAGGAAAGGCGAATAGTCATGGCAGAGTTTATACACAAACCCGGAACAGGAAGTTTACTTACCAATAAGAATATGAAGTCAGAGAAGGCACCACACTTTACAGGCAAGCTTGTAATTAAACGTGACTACAAAGCTGGTGACACTATTCAGTTAGGTGCATGGCAACGCACTAATGCCAATGGCACTCTCATTACTTTATCTGAAGATACATACCGCTTCGATCAGCAACAACAAAGAGCAGCACAGTATCCTAAAGAAGTAAACACAAGAGAGTTCGATGATGAGGATGTGCCCTTTTAGTGGTTAAGTTAAGTTTGCCCTATCCTCCATCAGTGAATAACTATTGGATAGCATCAGGACATAGAAGATTTATTTCGAAGCGAGGCAAAGAGTTTAAACAGGCTGTGTGGTTAGAGCTCATGCAATCTAAAGCTAAATCATTCGGTGATGATTTGCTTGAGGTTCACATAGACTTATATCCTAGAAACAAAAGGCTCATGGATATAGACAATTGCTGTAAATCTATTTTAGATGCACTGCAAGATGCTGGACTATACAATGATGACAAGCAAGTCTATCGTCTTGTCATTGAAAGAAAAGAAATCGTGTCAGGTGGTGGGGCAATCGTGAGAGTTGATCGATACAAAACCCCCCAAGCCTGAATGGGAAACCACGCCCTGTGGTTAGTTAGAACGTTACGAGGAGACGTTTCAGGTATCCTCACTTATTTTATTTAAGGGGATTTATATGGCAAAAGTATTTATCGCAACACCTATGTATGGTGGTCAATGTTATGGCTACTACACTCAATCAATCTTAATGCTTCAAAGAGTATTAGATCAGAATAGTATTGAATCTGTATTTAGTTTTATGTTTAATGAATCCCTTATCACACGAGCAAGGAACGCTTTGACACATGGCTTCTTAAACTCTGATGCTACACACATGATGTTTATTGATAGTGACATTCGATTTAATCCTAATGATCTAGTCAAGATGATTGAAGCTGATAAAGATATTATCTGTGGGCTGTATCCTAAAAAAGAAATTAACTTTCCAAGCCTTACAAAAGCTATTGAGAATAATGTGAAGCAGGAAGATTTAAAGTATTACACAGGTTCTTTTGTAGTGAATCTTGTAGGCTATGCTGGTGAAACAGTAGTGCCATTGAATGATCCAGTTGAGATATGGAATGGTGGTACAGGCTTTATGCTTATCAAACGTGAAGTCTTTGAGAAGTTAAAGGATGTATGCCCTACATATAATAATGATGTGACTGATCTAGGAGGATCAATAAAGGCTCAGGCTCCGATTGTGGAATACTTTGCAACCTCGATTGAACCAGAAACAAATAGGCTACTTTCTGAGGATTATCATTTCTGTCGTATTGCACGTTTAAACGGGATAAAGGTATGGGGAGCTCCGTGGGCTCGTCTTGCTCATGTTGGGACATATACTTTTGAAGGACAGTTAGTCCCTGCTCCTTAACGTTTAGTTTTTCTAGCAGTCTTGAGAGATTGTTTAAACGCTTTAGCTGTTGGGGCACCTTTAGTTCCGGGTGCTCTCATACGCTCTCCACTACCTTGAGCTATGCGTGCTCTCTTTTTATGAATGTTTGCATATAAACCAGGCTTCATCTTCCACACCCCCATCGTCTTAATGATGCTGCTTTCCTTGTAGGTCTGCCTTTACTATCTTTCATAGGACCAGGCATACCACTCATCCTAGCACAAAATGATTTCTTACGCCCTGCATCTTTTTTTGTTTTAGGGTTAGGTGCCGGCGGTTTCAACTTAGAACCCGTAGCACGATTGTATTTAGCACGACCTTTAGCTGTTAAGCCTGCACCTTTAGATACAGGTAACTTCTCACCACGACCAATAGATAAACTAACTGCCATCATTTGCCCTCAAAAAGTGAACGTTCATCTAGTCTGCGAATTTGCAGACCTCTTAATATTTTACCACCTGCACGACAATACTTCACTAACGATTCCATAGCCGCCTTCTTATCTCCGCGTAAAAGCGCTTGACGGAGTGTTGATCTTTGAAAGCATCCAAGACCCAGATTGAAGCAAAAAGAAACAATGCTATCAAATTCATGTTGTCGGAGAGGCACGTTAGGTAACATCTTATGTACTCCCAACTCGAAGCGACGTAGGTCTGATTTAAGAATTGCATCTATTTCCTCATTGGTAAAAGTTCTGTTCCATTCAGGTGGTAAAGTTTTTCCATCACCAATCAAATGACCAATTCCTACTGTCCACAGTTTTGCGGGACACTGGTATGGTTTGTTTCTAACACCTTCGTGATGACGTAGTAACTTGATAAGTTTATCAGATACTTTCACGTTTCTTTTCCCATGTACGAGAGCCGAAATAAAAACCAATAATAGATGCAGTAATAGCCATTTCTTCAGAACCAAATACTTCTTGAGATGCTACAACAAAGTCTACACCTGACCACATAGCCCATGCTAATGAGATAAGGTTAATAAGAACTAACTCACCCACAAAGATAAAAGCTACTACAGGTCTAACCATAGCGTTCCAGTTCTTAACTGTTTTGCTCGCACCATCTACAAGTTTTTTATCATGGTCATATAATGCTACACGTTCTTCTGCGTATGTTTGTGTTTCTATTTGGTCAAGTTTAATTGCTTCAATTTTTTCTTGAGATACGAAACCAGCTTTTGCAAGTTCAAGTTCACGTTCTGTTTGAAGTTTTGCCATTTCTCTTTCATGCTTTTGGTCACCTTTTTGTTGAAAGAATGATAGTAAACTAGGAAGTCCACTTGTAGCAAAACCTAGTATTCCAGATAATATAGATAACATTATTTATATCCTTTAGTTTTTTCATGCTCTTCTAAAAGTCTTACACGAATATTTATTTCAGCAATTTGCAATTTAAGCTCTTCTTTAAGTCTAGCTCTTTGTTCTGCTGATATTGGACTGTCAGTTGGTACACCTTGTTCTGTAATAAGAATAGGCATTTTAGATTTGATATTAATAAGGTCAGCTTGAATAGATGACATAGATGTAAGTAACCAAGCAATAGCAGATACTATTACAGGGAAAAGCATATTTGTTATTTTTTCCATATTCATTACAACTCCTTTGGGTCAAAGCCATACATCTTGGCTACACGTTTTTGTAGTTTTAAAAATAAACCTTTATGACTAGCATACTGCTCGGTTTTGGGTGAGTCTATATATACGCACATGTGAATAAGTTCATGGCATAGAGTCATTAAGACAGGATATAGATGAGAATGGCGTGCAGTAGATATAGTAATAACATGAGGCTCACCTTGTTCTGGTGGTTCATATTGTCCACATATAGTATCGTCATGCACTATTACGAAGTCTACTTTACTTACAGGCGGGAGACGATACTCGTCAAATATTGGCATGTCTATCAGAGCTAAATATAGGTTTGCTATGTTGTGCTCTGTAATAAATGTCATTTTGTGAAGTGTGTCAATAAAAATACAATAACGAAACCTGCTGTACCTAAAAGTATTTGTTCTAGGCGTTTGAGTCTTGCGTTTATTTGTTCATAACGTAACGCACATACTTCTTCATGCGTACTTAAACGTGATTCTACGTCTGATTTTACCATTACAATTCCTTATTCTTGAATGTTGAGTAAGCCTTGATATGGAACAAATGGTGCTGTTCTAGGCGTATATTGTGGAGTAGCAAACATGCTTTGACCTTGTGGTGTCATTAAACCATATCTAGCAGCAAGTCTACCTGGTGCTAAAAGTGATAATGCAGGAATACCTGTAAGCAAATCAACACCAGCACCTGCACCAGCACCATACAAATCTAATGCTGAAAATGGAGCAGGAGCTTCTGCTACTACTTTAGTTGTCTTAGGAAATGCTTTAGCATACTTACCTACTAATGCTAATTCATCTGTAATAGGAGCACCTTGGTCTAATTGTTTAGCTATCTTTCTAGCGTCTACAGTTCCTGTTTGTGGGTTCAATGCTTTTTCTACTGTAAATGTTTTAGCTATGTATCTTCTTGCATTTCTAAACTGGTCAATTAATTCTGGTTGACCTAACTTAACAACATGGTTCTCAATTGCTTTTTCTAGTTTATTTGCTTCAGCTAAATATCTATTACCACGTGCTACTTCTTTAGGGTTAGGCTTCATAATGTTAGTGCCAGACCTTAAGTAAGCACTACCATCACTACGTAACTCTTTTAACCTTTGAATAGCTGTTGCAGCATCCATACTGTAAGTATCTGGTATGTCTTGCATAAGTGCATTTTTACCACCTGTTACTTTATTAATGCCTGTAACAATATTAGAGAATGGATTTTTATTTCCAAAGCTAATAGTGCCTGTTTCTGCAATTGCTTCATAAGCAGGATATACAGATGTTCTAGCATTTTCTAATACTTCTGTTGTTAATGGTGCATCTTCAGGTAAGTCTAAATATCGTTTAGTTAAATTGTTTGTAACTTGTTGATTTCTAGCACTAGCTAATTCTTCTGTTTTAAATTTACCAGAAACACCTTCTAAGAAACGACCTGCTTTTCTGCCACCTACATCTGTAGGCAATGCAACATAACCAGCATCTCTGCC